CCGACACGGACGGGATCCGGGCCAGGGTGGAGAACGTGGAGGGGGATGTGGCCGGGCTGACCCTGACGGCGGGCCAGCTGTCCACCCGGATCTCTGACGCGGAGGAGAATGTGTCCAAGGTGGACCAGTACGCCCGGAGCATTTCTCTTTCGGTCTCCAACGGGAGCACCAGCAGCACGGTGAAGCTACTGGCAGGCGGGGTGTCCATCGCAAGCCAGGTCATCAGCATGAGCGGACTGGTCACCTACAAGGGCCTGTCCGGCGGGACCACCACCATCGATGGGGCGTGCATCAAGACTGGAACGATTTCAGCCGACCGACTGGATCTGACTGGTGCAATCACCTTTTCAGACCTATCCTCCAGCGTCAAAAATGACATCAGCAACGCCTACTCTATGGCAGAGGAGGCCCAGTCTATGGCCCAAGGGGTGGAGAACACGGTGGACAGGTGGGTCTATCCGGGAACCACCCACATTGATGGGGAGATGATTGAGACGGGCACAGTCCGAGCCTCTACATTGGAGGGAGGGGAGATCAACCTTCTGGATGGGCGTGGACGGACAGCTGGGAGCCTGACGTTGACAGGCGCATCCTCCTACAACGGACGGGCCCTGACCATCGACAGCGGGGCCGTGGCCATCATGGCAAACTACGGTGCCGTATACATGGAGGCGGGAGACGGGGGGTATATGCAGCTGACGGCTGAGGCCTCCTTTGGAGCGGACATCCGTTCGTCCCGGTCTGGGACGTACTCCTGTGGGACCTCCGGCTATCCATGGTCAGATGTGTACGCCAACAACTCCACCATCCAGACGTCGGACCGGAACCGGAAAAACAGCATCGAGTCACTGCCGGAAAAGTATTTGACCATGATGTCCAAGGTGGAGCCGGTGCGGTACAAGCTGAATGATGGGACCTCTGGCCGATACCATGTGGGATTCATTGCCCAGGATGTGGAGGCTGCTATGCAGGCGGCGGGGGTGGACTCTGTGGAGTTTGGAGGGTTCATTAAGGCAAAAGACGAGGACGGGAACGACCTCTATATGCTTCGGTACAGCGAATTTCTGGCTATCCTGTGGGCCAGGCTCCAGAGGCTGGAGAAACAGGTGAAAGGAGAAGCGGCATGAACGAGATCCAGACGGAGATCCGAGAAGCACTGATGCTGGTGCAGGAGATCCCGGTGTGCCGGGAGAATGTGGAGCGGATGGCTCTGGCTAAAGGCCGGCTGGGTAGGGCATTTGAACTGGCAGGCCAGGCGGAACAGAGGGAGGCGGCGGAGGATGGGGAGTAACGCAGTTCCGACGCTTCCCAGCGCCGGAGGGCGTGGGCGGTTCCGCCTGTCCCAGTTTGGCGGATACGACCACAGGCTGGGGGCGCAGGACGGGTACATCTGGGACATGGAGAACCTGACCGGGGACCATGCTCCGGTATTGGCTTCCCGGCCTCCCAGGTGGACGGTTACCACGGTGGCAAAGCCCAACGGCCTGTTCTGCGCGGGGAAGCGCCTCCTGGTGGACGGGACGCGGCTGCTGGTAGATGGGGTGGAAAAGGGCACGGTAGTAGACAGCCAAAAGCTCTTCGCGGCCCTGAGCGGCCGGGTTGTGATCTGGCCGGATAAGGTGGTATACACCACGGACGGAAAACTGGAGCGGCTGGAGGCGGAGTATTCTGCAAAAGGGCTGGTGTTTGGAGACGGGACCTTTGCCGGGAAGCCGGCCAAGGCCAACAGCATCACCACCACGGGGGCAGTGTTCCCCTTCCGGGCCGGGGATGGAGTGACGATTTCTGGGTGTGCTGAGGCGAAGAACAACCTGACCCTGATCGTCCGGGAGATTAGCGAGGACGGCAAGACCCTGCGGTTCTATGAGAACAGCTTTACGCTGGGCTCCGGGTCCGTGACGGAGGCAGGAACGGTAACCCTCCAGCGAAGCGTCCCGGACTTTGATGTGATGTGCTCTGATGACAACCGCCTGTGGGGAGGCAAGGGGGACACCATCTGGTGCAGCAAGCTGGGGGATCCGTACAACTGGAACGTATTTGACGGAGTGAGCACCGACGCCTGGAGCGTGGAGACTGGAACACCAGGGAACTTTACAGCCTGTACCAGCTTTCTGGGGTATCCGGTATTCTTCAAGGAGGACAAGGTATTTAAAGTCTATGGAGACCGTCCCACCAACTATCAGGTGATGGCAAGCGCCACGCTGGGCGTGAGCGCCGGGAGCGGGAAGAGTCTTGCGGTGGCGGGGGAGACCCTGTTCTATCTGTCCCGGGCGGGAATTGTGGCCTACTCCGGCGGGATCCCCAGGAGCATTTCGGCCCCCTTTGGCACGGCGCGCTATCGGAACGCCGTGGGGGGGAGCGACGGGATGAAATACTACGTCTCTATGGAGGACGACAACGGGGAATGGTCGCTATTTGTCTATGACCCGGCCCTGGGTGTCTGGCACCGGGAGGACAGCACCAGACTGGTGGCGGCGGACTATCTGGGCGGGGTGAATGGCCTGACGGCGGACGGGCGGCTGCTTCTGCTGGGCAGGCCGTCGGAGGTCCCAGAGGGGTGTGTACAGGAGGGGGCTGTTCGGAGCTGGGTGGAGTTTGGAGACATTCCTATGGACAGCTTCGACAGCAAGTATCCGGTGCGGCTGTGGCTGCGGCTGTCATCTGACACGGCGGTTACAGTTGCAGCAGAGATCCAGTATGACGGAGGATCATGGGAGACGGTGGATGCAGTGAAGGGCGGGAGTATGGACCGGTTCTATTTATCCTGCCCAGTACAGCGGTGTGACCACTTCCGCCTGCGGTTGTCTGCGGATGGATCGTGGCGGCTGTGGGGCCTTGAGGTGGAGTTATATGACGGCTCCTATGTGAGAAAGTGAGGCGCAGATATGGCGATCAACAGAAAATATAGCAGTGGGGCAGATGGTGTCCTGCTCAACGACCGAGATCTGGATGAGATCCGGAAGTACGGCCAGGCGTGGAACGAGGCCAGCCAGCGGGGGGACAAGGCTGGGATGCAGGCGGCCCATGACGCGGCGGAGGCCATCCGGGGGAAGTACAACTACTCCGGCGGCGCGGCGGGGAATGAGTACATCGGGCTGGGCAAGAAGAACCAGAGCAACATCGCGGGCCGGCCCACCAAGGTGGACACGGAGAAATTTACCTATGAGAGCGCGCCGTCCTACACCAGCAAGTATCAGGGGGAGATCGATGAGCTGCTGGGGTCCATCCTGAACCGGGAGGACTTCTCCTATGACCCGGATACCGACCCACTGTACGCCTCCTATCAGAAGCAGTACACCCGGGAGGGGCAGCGAGCCAACGCGGACGCCATGGGGCAGGCGGCGGCCATGACCGGCGGGATGCCCTCCACCGCGGCGGTGGCGGCCGGACAGCAGGCGGGGAACTACTACGCCGCCAAGATGGCGGACAAGATCCCGGAGCTTCAGCAGCTGGCCTACTCCATGTACCGGGACGAGGGCGACAATATGCGGCTGAACATGGAGATGCTGACCGCCCTGGAGCAGGGGGACTACAACAAGTACCTGAACGCCCTGAACCAGTACAATACGGACCGGAACTTTGCCTATGGGACCTTCCAGGACCAGAGGAATTATGAGTACCAGCTGGACCGAGACTATGCCAATGACCTGCGCTATGACCAGGAATGGAACTATGGTGTGGGCCGGGACCAGGTGAATGACAGCCGGTACGACAGGGAGTGGCAGCACCAGCTGGACCGGGAGGCCATCGAGGACCAGCGGTATCAGCAGGAGTGGGACTATCAGGTTCAGCAGGACGCACTGGCCCGGGCCGCCCGTGAGGTCAGATCCAGACGGAGCGGAGGAGAGGACTATGAGGAAGAGGACAGAGACAAGGAGGCCAGCGGAGAGGAGACCGATGTTCCTGTGGACCGGAACTCTGTGATCCAGCTGGGATACGGTCCTGTCAGCGACGAGTATCTGCTTCAGCTGGAGGCGGAGGGAGCGATCGAGAGCTATGTGGAGGACGGCAAGAGAAAGTTTCGAAAAAAAGAAGGAGGCCGCTCGGGCGGCTTTGTGATCCCGGGACTGGATTCAATGTTGGGGGTGCGGTAAATGGCGCTGGACGATTTCTCCAAGGGCTATTATGAGAAAAGACGGGCGATGATGGGCCGGGCGCCGGTGCAGGACAGCGGCGATGTGATGCGGAAAGTCAACAAGCAGGTCTATCAGGCAGAGCGGAGCCGCCCAGTCCTGGAGCAGGCGGCCGCGGAGATGCAGACGGAGGGCCGGGAGAGGTCCATTGGAGAGCGGATCGGAAAGACCGTCTCCGGCGCGGCGAAATCCTACCTCTCCTCCCTGACCAACGCAGGCGGAGACGCGGCGCGGACACAGGGTGGGCTGTGGCGTGATTTTACCCGGGACAGCGTGCGGGAATGGCAGCAGGAGATCGACCGCTGGGAGCGGGATCTGTCTGCGTGGCGCGCGGATGGGAGCCTCACCTGACCGGAATGATCCAGGCCAACCGGGAAAAGATCGCCACCTATACCATGGCCCAGGAAGGGAGAAGAGGGTCGGCTGAGGCGGCCCGCGGCCTGGCGGATCAGATCGCCCTGTCCGGGGCGCGCGACACCGACCAGGCGAAGGAGGGCATTGGGGCAGCAGGCCAGTTTGCGGTGGATTCCGGGACTGGCCTGGTCCATCTGGCTGGGGACATTGGCCTTGGGGCGATGACCGGCGGAGCCGCTGCGATTCCCCTTGCGGTCCGAAGTTACGGAGGAAGTTCTCAGAAGGCACGACTGGAGGGAGCGAACGACGACCGGGCGGCGCTCTATGGACTGACAAGCGCGGCAATGGAGGTCGCAACGGGGATGCTGGGCAACGTGGGCCGGATCAATTCCAAGTTCTTCGGCGGCGGCGCGGTGGACGATGTAGTGGAGGGAATGGTCCGTGCGCTGGAACGAAAGGGCGGCGGGAAGCTGAGCCGGGCGTTGCTGAACCGGGCGGGCACTGCGGCGGCAGGCTTTGTGACAGAGGGCGCGGAGGAGGCGCTGTCCGCAATCATCGACCCCTTCCTTCGTCGTGCGATCTACTCCGATGATCCACTGGACGCCGGGGAGATCTTGGGCGACGCCCTGTATGATTTTGCTGTCGGCGGCGCGGTGGGCGGCATTGCAGGCGGGATCGGCGGGACAGACACCACAAGAGGGCTGAGGAGTGCGGAGCGGAATGCAGATGCGGCCATTGACCGGGCCTACGATGCAATGGGAAGCGCCGGCCCCTGGTCCCCCGCGGCTGCGGAGGCGGTAAGAGAGGCCAACGGCCTTCTGGAGCAGGCGGCATGGGCGGCGGCGGAGACGGACGGGATCTCCGGCAAGGCGGCGGACCGGATCCTGAGGGACGAGAGCGCTCTGGAGCAGCTGCGGCAGCAGACGGGGCTGGAGCTTTCCAACGACATGACCCAGTCAGAGCGCCGGGCGGCGGTGAAGCAGGCTGCGAACTGGCTTGCTGTCCTCCAGAAGGAGCAGGGACAGGCGGGCGTCCGGGCCGTGGAGGGAAAGAGAGAGTCTGTCCGTGAGGAACGGCGGGCCGATGGGGACATCGGCCCCTACGGGACGGAGAACAGGACCGCCGGAGGGGAGAAACAGACTGCGGCCAAGCGGGTGTATGACGCCAAACGGGTCCTGGATGGGGCGCGCGCCTTCGGCGAGAGTGGGGCGAAAGCGCTGGCGGCCGCCTATGATGGCAGGACGGATGCGGAAAGCTATTACGGCGGATTCGCCGCCTACTATCAAGCGGGCATTTCCAACATGGACATGAGAAAGGTGCGCAGCGAGTACGGCGCACAGCTCAGCGAAGCGCAGAAATACGCGGCCTATGTCGCAGGACAGAATGATGCGATCCTCTCCATCCAAAGAGAGCGGCAGGCTGCGCCCTACGCCAAGAGCGCCGGGAGCGACAGCGGCCTGGTCTACGACGACTTTGTGCGGCAGGCTGTGGAGAGCGGACGCGCCATAGAGGATGTGAACGGAGAGACGAGGTCGTACCTCACCGCAGAGACGGCGGCCAAGATCAACAGCGTGGCAAAGTCCCTGGGCGTGCGGGTGCAATTCGTGGACAGCGTGCGCGGCGGCACCGCCAACGCACAGATCAGCGGCAGCACGGTACTGGTGGAGCGTAACAACCCCAACCCGGTCATGGCTGTTGTTGGACACGAAATGACCCACCGGATGCAGGAGCTTGCCCCAGCAGAGTACCGGGAGTTCCGGGACATTATCGCCCAAGAAGAGCAGAGCAGCATTCAGAGACGCGTTGACGCCTACGCCGCCCAGGGTGTAGCGCTGACCTACGAGCAGGCCATGGACGAGGTGGCGGCGGA